AATTTGTGCTAGAGGAACATAGACTTCGGTTAGCCAAAGGTAAAGAATGGCTAGAGGAAGAGTAGAGAGACATTCTAAGGCATTAAGGATCTGTCCAGCATTTAGATTATTTATCAAATTGGGAAAAAGATGTATTTAAAACTGCGTTTGAGCTAGATCAGCATTGGGTTGTTCAGCATGCTGCAGATAGACAAGTGCATATTTGTCAAGGCCAATCCGTTAATGTATTCTTTGAGGCAGGGTCTATGAAATCTTATGTTAATAGTGTTCATATAACAGCTTGGAAGTCTAATCTTAAAGGCCTATATTATCTAAGGGCATCAGCAGGTGAAACTGGTGAGAAAGTTGGGATAAAGGTAGAACAAAACAAGATTAAAGATTTTAAAATTGATGATACTGAATGCTTAGCGTGTTCAGGATAAATATAAGGAGATAAAATGAGTTTATTGGAAGAAAGCAAAACGTACAAACCCTTTAAATACCCATTTGCAATGGAGGTCACAGAAGATCACGAAAAGATTCACTGGGGCACCTGGGAATTAAAGTTGCAAGAAGACGTTGACCAGTGGAAGAAAGAAGTAATAACCCCAAAGGAAAAGAACCACATAACACAAATATTTAGATTGTTTACACAATCAGATGTGCAAGTGGCTTCAAACTACTGCGATTTATTTATTCCTAAGTTTAAAAACAATGAAATTAGGAATATGCTTTTATCTTTTGCTAATCGTGAAGGAACGCATCAAAGAGCTTACGCTTTGTTAAGTGATACATTAGGCTTTCCTGATGAAGAGTACTCAGCATTTTTAGAGTATGAAGAAATGGTTGCTAAGATTGAGTTTATGCAAGATAATGATGTAAGCACACACCATGGTTTAGGCAAAGCTTTAGCTCAAACTTGTATTAATGAAGGTATGAGTCTGTTTTCGGCGTTTATTATGCTTCTTAATTATCAGAGGTTTGGTAAGATGAAAGGTATGTGCGAAGTTGTGGAGTGGTCAATAAGAGACGAAACTAAGCATGTAGAAGCTATGACTAAGTTATTTAGAGTATTTGTTGATGAGCATCCACGTGTTGTTAATGACCAATTCAAAAATGAAGTGTACGAAATGGTTAGAGTTGCTGTTGCGCTAGAAGACAAAGTAGTTGACTTAGCATTTGATCTTGGGCCTGTTGAAGGATTGACAGCTAAAGAGGTTAAGCAGTATATTAGATATATTGCAGATAGAAGACTTATACAGTTAGGGCTAAAACCAAATTTCAAAGTTAAAGAAAATCCACTACCATGGGTAGAATGGATTATTGGTGGTGATAGTTTTAAGAACTTCTTTGAAGGAACTGTTACTGATTATAATGCAGCTGGAATGTCAGGAGACACCTGGGGCTGGAGCAAGGAGGGACAATGAGTAATCCTAATAATAATCAAAACGCTTATGAGCAAGCATTGAGGATAAACAGGACTTTAAAAGAAGAGATAGATGAGTTGAATAAAGAAATACAGAGACTAAAAACTAAATCTTCGATTAAAGTGCCTTTTTCTCATAGCAAAGATGCAGAGGTTAAGCTTAGTAAAGAAGAGTATATGGATAGAATAGGAGATTTGCATGGTATATAGAAATAAATGTACCATTTGTGGTCTTGAAGAGGATGAGCACAGGGCTTTGGCAGACTATGATAAGCCAAGTCCTTGCATTGCTTGTGGAAGTGAAACTAAAAACGTTGTGGATGGTGTTAGAGTTAAACCTTTCAAAGATGGACCTAATAATGGGAGAATGAAATAATGGGATATAAACCAAATAACAAATGGAAAGCGTCTGTAAGAGGCGCTGATTCCAAATGGGAAGGAGAGTTAGGGGATGGGATACTAAATGATTGGGAACATCACCCTGAAAAAATTTCGTATACAATTGACCATACCTATACCCCTGACTTTGGCAAAGGTAATTTAATTATTGAAGCTAAAGGAAGGTTTATGGATAGCGCTGAGGCTAGGAAGTATGTATGGGTTAGAGAGTCCTTACCAAATGGTAAAGAGCTACTATTCTTATTCTATAATCATAAAACCCCAATGCCTCATGCAAAAGCTCGCAAAGATGGTACAAAATTAACCCATGGCGAATGGGCTACTAAAAATAAATTCAGGTGGTATACTGAAAACACAATAATGCAAGTAATAGGAGATAAATAATGGCTACAGTAGCAAAAGTAACAATTCAAATGGTAGATGTTGATTCTCCATTTTTAAATACCTCTATAGTAGAAATAGATGAAATTCCAATGGACAATGTTGTTCATAGCAATCTTATTCAGTTCCTACTAGAGGCTAAACGATCCCAGGAAGATAAAAATGAAAAACCTGCGATTGTGATTCCTGAGGAGAAAAGTAATGGAAAGTAACAGCTACCCGGTTGGGGAAATAGCAGAAGCGCTTAGTATAGCAGTTAGCTTATACGAAAGTATTGATTATAATGATGAAATGAAAGAAGAGCTAGAGATTACAATCTTAGGATTAATAAAGTCTTTAAGGATTGCGGCATTTCATAGTTCGGAGAAAAGATAATGAATAGAGTAATAAAATTTCATGCTGATTGGTGTGGTCCGTGCAAAAACTACAGTCCTATATTTGAGCAAGTAACAAGTAAGCTTAACGAAGATTGGAAAGTAGAAGAATACGATATTGAATCACCAAAAGGAACTGAGATGTCTATAACTTATGGCATTAGATCTATTCCTACAACAATCATTGCAGTTGATGGCAAAGAACCACGGAAGTTAGTGGGTCCACTATCAGCCTCTGACCTGTCAGAAGAGCTTGCTGCAAATTAAGTAAGCAAATATGGACTATAGTTAGGTTAATACCTAGTTATGGTCCTTTATTTTTGCCCATTGCTTTATATCTTTTGTTTTAGAGTACTAAAGAATAAGGCTAAACAAACACAAGCCTAGCACTAAGAAGTAGCCCATACGGAGATCCTGGGTATCAACTTTTTGCTATAAGGCAAAAATAAAGCTACAAATTGGACAATTATCCAAAATGTAGCTTTATTTTTTGTTTTTAGTAACCTCTCCACTCTTTAGTAGCTTTCACTAACTTTTGAGCTTCAACTCTTCTTACATTTGCTTCGCTATTAGACATTCCAGCTTTAAGATTATCGTGATAAACTTTATTAACCATAAATGTATTAACTCTTGGGGTTCCAGCAAATTTCTCTGGTCCCCCATTGGCCTTTAATATTTCAGCATCCGTCATTCCTTGAGCAGACATTACATTGTAGTCTTTATACATAGTTATCCTCCTCTAACAACATTAGTAAATCTTTCAACTGGTTGTGCACCAATATCAAACCCAGTTTCCATAGTTAAGCCTTTAGCTTCAATTTTAGCTAATATTTCTTCTATTGGCATACCAGTAGCTTCAGAAAGTCCTTCGACCATCTTTCGCCTTAAATTGTAATTAGCGTGGAGATCTTGGAATACTTTACCAGATAATTGTTTAACAGCTTTGACATCATTTGGATGAACAAAGAATGCATCATGAACAACTCTGACTTCAATACCAGCAGCATTTGCGGCTTGAACTAACTTATGTAAGAACGCAGCATCCATCATGTGTGTTACATTAGGCGCCATTCCTTGGGTTACCATTCTAGCATCAGTTGCAATTTTATTAATAGCTTCTGGTGATATGTCGGCTTTAGGAATTTGGTTATATACAGTTACCTCCTGACCCCTCCAATTATCAGCTCTAACAGCAGCTAAATCCGGAACACCCTCAGGACCAATAGTAGCTCGAAAAGTTCTTTCACTTCCCATAACATATCTTGTAAAGTCAGTTATATCTCCAGCGGGACCTTCAACTAGCAATGGCTTTCTATTTGTTTTGGTATTAAATATTTTACCTATAACAGAATTGAACTTTTTAAAAGCGTACTGTGTAGCAAGCCCTTCATTCAAAGCCTTAGCCATACCTTCATTCCAATGGAATTCCATTAGTTCATCAGGATCAACCCCACGCTCTAAAATAGCTAATTTTTTCCTACCATCTAATTGAGAATTTAGATCCATTTTAAGCGTATCATTTCCTGCTCCATAAGGAACTTTCATAACAATAGGTTTAACAATTCCTCTGTCCCCACCTAAAAATTCGTCTGAAATTTCTTTAAACAAACGAGCTTTTTCAGGATCGGTTTCAGCTAATTTATCATAGCTATCTTGCATATTTTTTTGGTATTTAA